TAGAAACCAAAGCCCGGAACAAATCTATAATGCACAAAGTGGCTTATTTTTTCTTTGTTCGGATCATCTTGCTTATAGTTTCTACGAATACTAAGCACTTGTCGGGACTGTTGTTCAACGGTTACAATATACGGAAGTGCTTCATCTTCTTCGTCAAGACTGAGATAACAGTGTTGTTCGAGTAAAACATATTGAGGATCATTATCTGAGGAGGGAGACAAACCAATAATAGTGTCCATCTTCTCAGAGAAAGCTGTCGTGTTACCCACGGAGGGAGTAGGAAGATCTATATCTTGGTAAACTCCTACCCGAATATCTCTGGCTAGTTCTACCGGACTCCGGTAAATAACATGAGTGTAACGATCCGCATTATAAAGATCAGTTGCATAATAAGATACATAGAACTGATCAATCGGTATGAATTCTGATTTGGGACGTTTGATAGTTGCATCGTAATACATCTTCTTGAAGGAAGATCCAATCAAGGGTAGATGGAATAACATCCTTTCAAATTCATCGAAGTATTCCGGCATCTGCTCCGTGAGCTGATAGTTCATAAAGTTCTGAACACGATTAGCTTGCAGCTCTTTATCAGGGGTAGACTTACCGAAGATCTGTGCTTTGACCGGACCTCTGGAGGGAAAGAGTTCTCCTGAGGCTTTTGATTGGAACTTGACTGCCGACTCAATTAGAAGAGGATGCACTGCTGTGCAAGCACCCTCGAATGGTTCTGTTCCTTGTTCAAGCTTCAGACCGAGTAAATCGAAACCTCGCTCGAACATAGACTCCCATTCCGCCCGAGATTCTTTATCAGCTTCAAAATTATCTATAACATCGTTTGCTATACTTGCCAGATCAGCTTCATCAATGGAGTCACATAAATCTCCATACCATTCAGCAATATCCTCTGAGGCTTCCATCTCCACCGACTCAGAGAAGTCTACCGTGACTCCACCATCTGTGGGATCAACCTCAAAGGTAGCATTCCCAGTCTCCTCCATCTCAGTCAGAGGAATAACATTACTTACCTCTTGAGGTATTGTCTCGAATGGATTACGTTCTGTTGCCATCTAATTATATCCTAACTTATTAATCTGCATTAGCTGTCTCTGAAACTAAATGTGGATACATTTTTTCAAATATTGCTCTTTCGAAAGAATTAAGTGTATCTAAAGTTCTCTTTGTTTTATCTTCATCATCTTCAGTTTCTAAATAATTAGCCATAATACCTAACTTTTTAACTAACTTTTCTTCTTTCTTTTGTTGTGGTGTTTGCGGTTGATCTCTGGGAATATCTTCAGAAAATTCTGGATCTGGCGTTCCCACTTCTCCCATATACGTTTTCATAAACTGTGGTCCTCTATAACCTGTAAGGATACCAAGATTATTATAGTAATCCATAATATCTTTCCATCCTGCTACTTCTTGATCAAATTCACCTGATCCATATTGTCTTTGTATGAAGTTAAGAAGTTCTCCTGATATACCACTTCCCGTCTGTATAGCCCAATTTGCAAGATCAAAGACAGTTGATTCATGTAGCTCTGGAGATTTCCAACCTGCGACTGGTTCAGAAAGAGGTGGTTTACCTTCTTCTTCTCTCTGGATATTCATTCGATCTAATTCATCTTGTTCTTCTTGTCTGTCTTTTCTAATCTGGTCTACAACATATTGTGTTGCCTCTCCATAACTTTCAAATTCCTGATTTCTACCGGGAATACCACCGGACTGCATACCTGCACCAGAAAGAGCTTTCAAATCCTGCCAACTGCTAACTTTACCAGTTCCTTGTGATCTTTGGATATCACCCTTAATACCATAAGGATCAAAAAAATCGTGATATGTTGTAGGTGCTGCTACTCCCTCTAAGTCAATCATTGTATTAGCAAGAGATTGACCGGGATTCTCTTCAAGCCATGCATCTATCTGAGCTTGTGTCCAGTTTGTTACTTCTTTAGCATGCGCAAATTTTCCCCACGTCCCCTCTAGTTTATCAAATGCTTTTTTAAAATAATCATCATCTAATTTTGCTCTTGCTGAAACAAGAGATTCGGCTGTTGATTGAGAAGCAGCTTCACGATCAAGAGCGGCTGCTGTTATTGCCTCTTCCTCTTCTGGAGTACCATACATACCCCAGCCCCAAGTATCTGCTTCTTGTTGAGCAATAGCAGCAGCATCAGCACGAGCATCTACAGCTTGAGCAGCAGCAAGTTCAACTGCATCTTCCTGCATTGTAAGAGGATTTATACTTATCCCCCCACCCGGATCAAATTCACCTGCCGCAATAGACGCAATAGCAGCAGCTTGTTCAACTTCATTTGCCGCTACATCAGACCATGCTGATTCAGATCCTAAATCCATATCACCGGGATCATCCCAACTTCCGCCAAAATCTCCTGAAGTATCATCAAAGTAATAAGCAGGAACGCCATTGACATCCCGGCCACTACCACCTAGTTGTTTCAGGAGAGAAGCTTCATCAGAATTAATATAGGAAAGCTGGTGTGGTTCCCCACCAATATTTATTTGCTTCTGTACGGAAGATAGACCACCACCTTCCTTTCTACCAATCCAGCTACCACCGGGATTAGTATTACCTCCTCTCCCCATCCCAGAGATGCTAATACGACCAGAGAAGTTCCCAGCCGCTCCCATTTTATCCAAAATTGCATTCTGGCGTTCTTTTATTCCTCTTTCTGTACTAGGTGAAAAACCAAAAATATTAAAATAGTCCCAGATAGAAGCTTTATTTTCCTCCTCTTTTCGTAGGGCAGCTTCTTTTTCAGATATTGCTTTTATATTTTCCCAAGCTTCACTTCCTCCTTCATCTTTATCTGTTCCTATATCAGTATCTTTTCCTACATCCCATCCTGCTCCACTGGGATCGTCTCCAACATCCCAAAAGTAAGCAGGAACACCATTAACAGATTTACCACTTCCACCCATTTGTCGGAGAAGAGAAGCTTTATCAGGATTAATATAGGCAAGCCGGTGTGGCTCTCCCTTTATATTCATTCTCTTCGGAATAGAAGATATTCCACCACCTTCCTTACCGTATAGACGGTTATATCCTCCTTCCTCATCTTCCTCTGCTAGATTCCTAAAATAAGACTCCATAATACCGGGAGCTGAATATGTAACCGTTACATCTTGAGGAATAGGTTCATGTTTTATTTGTGGTTCTGGAGGAGGAGACATAGCAGCCCAAGGGGCAGTAGATAAATCAGTATCCGGTGGACTAGGTATTCCGACTGAACCACCACCTTGTCTTTTTATGAGAGGATATAGACCACCTCCCTCGGCCATACCTAATTGTATTCCGATTGAGATTTCTTGTTCGGGTTGTCGAGACAATTGAGTAGCTCGATGTAACGCCGTATTGAATGCGTCAGACATATTTTAATAATTCCCCTTCTTGGCGTACTACTATTATAGCACATCTCCCTGAGTTTCCCAAATTTTATACATTCCAGTATGTGGGAGCTTTCTCTCTGGGCTTCTCGTCGTACTCAGGATCATCAGGATGTGTAAGATACCAAGACTCTTTCATGTAGTTAACCGCCATTGTAAGAGCATCTACCTGATCATCGTGAGCCGCATTCGGAAACCGGATTAACTCCTCTATAAGATCATCTGCCCATTTCTTACCTTTGGGTATCCATAGTCGACCGGATTCCATTATGGGTGTGGAAGCGTAAACTCTGGATACCTTATCTCGATCAGGAAGATACTCCATCACTGGAAGCCCAGCTCGCCTCATGTCCTGTATGAGAGATTGACCACTAGCTTTCTTCTCGATTATACATACATCAGGACGGTGTTGCTCGTAGAGCTTCTGAGCCATTCTTCTTAGTTCGGGATATTCAAAACGTCCCTTGATGTTTCCTAGTAGAATCAGATGCGGGGAAAAATCCTCGTAACCTTTCCCATCTTGATTATACTGGTAAAAGATACCCCATGTTTGTATGACACTAAAGTCAGCCGTGGTTCGGGTAGAGAAGGCCGTGTCGAATGTTTGAATGATAAAATCACACGAGGGAGGCTCTGCTTCATCCCAGTTTTTGAGCCACTTTTTCTTTATAAGACCACCCTCCTCCGGGGTTGGATCTTGCATGTAAAGAGCATTCCAGTATCTGGCTCCATTGCTTGCCTTAATCTCATTCTCATCTACCCGGAGTACTTCGTCGGGTTTCCATTCGGGAAAGTAACTTGTTCCCACGGGAAGGTCGAGTAAGTCGGAAGACTCCTCATCTATCCATGCTGGTATACGAACAACATCCCACGGGATAATTTCATAATCCGACATATCTTCTTGTTGCTTAAGAAGCCATCCACACAGATCATCGTAGTGATACCGGGTATTGATTATGACGATAGACCCTCCGGGCATGATACGAGTTCTAAGACCGGCAGGATACCACTCCTTAATAAACCTTCGACCAGCAGAGGAAATCGCATCTTCCTCTGACATCGCATCATCCAGTATAGCTACATGAGCACCTCGTCCGGCAATCTG